CCTCAATGTTGAAACACAACAATCCAGTCTTATGTTAGAAACGCGTTCACGTTCCACCACCATTCCTTTCCGCTTGGAAACCGTTATCGGCCACCAAGTGGGACCAGGAGTCCCAGTACAACCGAACCAAACCTGGTATCTTCCCCTCACTGAGGTTCAACCTGAGTATGAGGAGATTACGCCAAATTCGGCTGGGAGTAGAAACGCATGGAAGGATTTTGAGCATTACAAACGTAAGCCAATATCCGTAGATGCGGCGCTGCTGAAGTTGGATTACTGGGCTGGTTCCTATTCTGCAGATTTTCTGCAACAGGGCCAACTTAGTGATCCATATGCCGCTTACACTCGTGTAAGCGACTGGAGTTACGAGAATCCGTACGGCGATCCAGGTAAACTGGATAGCGGATTAGATCCGTTCTATGTTCCTCGTTCCGACGGTGGGTTTGTCCCGCCGCCGGCCAACCTCGACGACTTGTCACAAAGGGCGTTAAACGTCCTCCTGCCAAGAATAAAGGCTGAGTTAAGTCTTGTCAACACGATAATCGAGTTGAAAGACTTAAAACGTCCCATAGCAGCGATTAAGCGCGTGTTTGGTCGAACTCCCAATGAGTTCTTCAAACACATCTTTACAATTCACCCTAGCAAACTAGGTTTTGAAAAGGAGATGCTGTCGCTGAGCCGTTCGATAGCTTCCGGTTATTTGGAATATTCCTTTAACTGGAAACCATTGGTATCGGACATATGCGGTATTTATACCGCATTAACTCGAACAAGGAAACGTATAAACGACCTTGTTACTCGAGCGGGTCGAGCCCAACGTAGGCATTATGCTTACGTGTGGAACGAATCGCCTGACTACATACTCGATCGGAAAGATAATTGGCCAGATGACCAATATCTCATTGACGAAAGTATGCAAGTCCCTTGGGGCTGCGCGTGGGGAGTCTCACGTGAAGTTTGGACCGATTCCTCGACATTCCATGCTGAAATTGATTATAATTACAATTATAATCAGTACGCACTTGCGATAGCGCAGGTGAGTGGGATGCTTGACGCACTAGGGGTTAACTTAAACCCCGCTATAGTGTGGAATGCCATTCCATTCTCATTTGTGGTTGACTGGGTCTTCGGCGTAAGCCGATGGCTTGATCAATTCCAGATGAAGAACTTGGAACCGACGATCAACATAAGGAAGTACTTGTGGTCAATCCGGAGGCACCGCCGTATAACCGTGAAGAGGAATATCCTCAATCGGTTAGACCTCGGGCACTGGGTTGGACCGGCAGTACGGTTACCCACGGTAGATGAAACATCCTATAGAAGGAGTTGTCACTTACCGAGTACGAGCTCAGTTTTACTGAGCGGGCTGAGCTTGAAAGAGTTCAGTCTGGGCGCTGCGATGGTCATTGCGACCAAACGTAAGCGCCACAACAGAACTGGTCGCTGAGTGGCGATTAGTCCTGACAATGCCCAGATATCTGGGATCATCACCCGAGTAATCGGGTCAATCAGTTAACATACAAAGCATGTTACTCAACACACTGAATACGAACGAAGTAAAGGACCGGTCTGGTACGGAGATTGAATTCAACCGCATCAAGACCATCGACCGAACGACTGAATTCTCCAAAGTTGGAGAACAGCCGAACCTGCCTATCCGTCTCAAGGTAAGTCACCAGGAGACAGGGCAGGGTCTGAAGGCGCGCCGCCGATCCGTCATCCGCTTCGACCGAACGTCGATTAGCGGTGTGGATAGCGTCACGCCCGTCACGAACTCATGCTACATCGTTCTAGATGCAGCTGTTGGCGCAATCGTCAACAACAATGAGATCGCCGATGCCATCGCTCACGTACTGTCGTTTTGTGGCACCACTGGTGCTGCTACGACCGTGCTGTTTGATGGTACTGGGACCGGTGCGAAAGCGCTCCTCGAAGGTGCTCTTTAGAGCATCGAAGAGTGCGCAGTCCTACGGAGACTAGTGGACGTGCTTACGTCAACGTAAGTTGATATGGGCACGTTGGGTCAAACCACAACTCGACCTGGAAGGATCCAGGTCCGGTTGCCACGAAGCTCTGCCTTGCTGTACAGCTCCTAAGCGAGCATGAGAAAGTGGATCAGTGGCTCTGTAGCCGCTGGCCCTCTGTCTTGTGTCACACGCAAACCCGTCGGCGTCCAAATGACGCATTGATTGGTTATTACGTATGAGTTCTCTGCTTGGGGACCTGGGTGCAAATCCAGGCGCTGCATGTCAAAATTCCATCCGATGCAAGTTTGAATCGACCGAAAGGTCTTTTCGTGGCTTACAATAGATGGGAGAATGACGGTCTTTGGGTATTTAATCGTACTCATAGGTACAGTTGGGATCGTTTCGGAGGGATCCGGAATCAGTGTGACATGCTCTAGGAAGGTCTCCTTATGGAACCTATTAAGAGCCTAGATGAAATAAAACTCATCACAGCACTGATCTCGGACGTTTCTAACGTCTGTGGAGATGTGTTCAACACTCGGGCACTTCGTTTAACCATTAAAAAGGTTGAACGTCGTGCTTCGCTGGAAGGACTGGGTTTTCTCACGAAAACCCTCCCAAAACTTGGTAAAGCATTAGATAAATGCCTTGCCGGAGCGTGCGACCTGAACTGTACTGAACTCGGGTTTAAACCCTTGCCCGGTACTAAACTCCCGAGGTTTCTCGGAGAGCTATTCAGCCGCGTACTCGATAGTAATGGGAAGCCCTTACGGCTACCAGACATAAACTGCGTTAAGGTCATACGGCAGATTTGTTACTTGTTTTACAAGTACGAACTGCCATACACCGATGTACAAGAACAACAAGTCACTCAAAAGTTCGAAAGAACTGAGAGCGATCTATCGTCTCTGCAAGACAGCCTTCCATCGCAAGATGGGATTGCTGCTTGCGTTGCTGCTAATCCTATGTGTTCTCGGTTGCAAAACCGGGACCATGGCTGCGGACAAAATCCGCATCCAATGGGGGACCTCCCCCATTGTAGAATAGCAGTGACCCGCAAGGCTAAGCAAATCTTAAATGATTTGTTCGCCTTCTTCGATCCAACACGTATTCACCCTAGGCATGGTCCAGGAGCTGTTTCCACTCGGGAACAACTTGGTGCCAAGTACCTTTGGACGAACGTGTCGTCTCGGATCACGGACGTCTACCCGTATGATGCATATTTTTGTGCATCAAACGGACATGTCTGTGATACGTATACCTCCTTTGCGGAGGTTACAGAGAAGAGTAATTCGGCGCGAGTTATTCTCGTGCCGAAGGACTCTCGCGGCCCTCGCCTGATATCTTGTGAACCCGTTGATTTTCAATGGGTACAGCAAGGTTTGGGACGGGCTATTGTGGAGTTGGTGGAGTCAAGCCGTGTCACCAAGACACAGGTTAACTTCACGCATCAGACGCCGAATCGCATTGCGGCCCTTTATGGGTCGGAAAACGGTCGGTACGCTACACTTGACCTGAATGAGGCAAGTGATAGAGTCAGTCTGGCGCTTGTTCGTCTGCTGTTTCCAGATACGCTTGTAAGGTACCTTGAAGCATGTAGAACTACGTCAACGGTGCTCCCCGACGGACGAGTACTTGAGCTAGCAAAGTTTGCACCAATGGGAAGCTGTTTATGCTTCCCTATATTGGCACTTACTGTGTTCGCTATACTCGCTGCCGGAGCGCCCGACGCATATACGCGAGAGCGTATATTAGTGTACGG